TTTTTTCATTTTTTTTCATATTTTTCTCATTTTTTGGTGATTATTTTTTAGCATTTTTTAAATAAAATAGACAAATTATGAAAAAATGTATAAAAAATATAGACAAATTATACAAATAAAATAGACAATTTAAAAAATAAATAGACATTTTTGCTAAAAAATAGACAAAATAAAAAATAAAATAGACATTTAAATATACAAAAATAGACATTTTTTTTTGTCATTTTTCAAAAATTGTGTTTTTTGTTGTTTTAAAGCTTATTTTCATTAGTTTAAAGCTTATTTTAGTTAATTTATAAAAATATATAAAATAAAATAGACAAAAATAGACAATTTACAGAAAAAGACCGTAACCCCCCCCCTAAAAAAAAAAATAAAAAATGACCCACCCTACGCTACATAGAAAAATGGAGACATAAAAAATAGACATTTTTTGTTATTTTATTAATAATATTATAATAATAGTGCGAATGGTTAAAATAAATGGTTAAATGATTAAAATAAACGGTAAAAACACAAAAAAAACAAAAAATAGACAAAAATATACAAAAATATACAAAAAAAATGTATATATACAATTTAAAAAAAATAAAATATCAATAAATAATATAATGATATATTGTATTGTGTTTGAGAATCAAAAATTTAATGTATTTGTAGTTCCATTTAATTATTATATAGATTTTTATGGCGGGATGGGTGAAATAAATTTTATTGAATATCTGCAAAATTTAGAAGATTTTACTGAAATAAGAATAGATTTTAATATAGAATTTGATAAAATGCTGGAATTAATGGCAAAATTTACTAATAAACATAAATATACAGTTTATCATAAAAGACCAAATAGTAATTCAGAATATAAATTAATTAATTTATAATCATTTTTTAATAATAAAATTATTTAAAAAATTATCTAATATAATAATATAAAGGATGAGACAAAAAGTTATAAAGAAATTAAGTGATGGAACAGAGAAAGTTTATGAGTATGTAGAAAATAGCGAATATTACAAAAAGAGGATAGAAACAAAGGGCAGACATGTATGTGAATTTTGCGGGGCTTCAATGTTAAATATCCCACAGGTAATTTTAAAACATAAAGAATCTAAAAGGTGTAAAATGTATATTGAAAATATTATTAATAAAAATAATAATGTTGAATTGACAGAAAATAAAAAAACTAATAATATATAGATTTAATTTATTGATTATGTAATTTATATTATATAATGAAAAATTCAGCTTACCGATCTATGCATATAGCAAAGGAAGGAAAGACAAAAAACAGAGACGGAAATCTCAAAAGATGGATAGAAGAGAAATGGGTAAATTTGACACCATATTCTGAAAATTTAGTAAAATCAATTTATGATTCTCCAGAATGCGGGAAACCACATCCTAAACAAAAAGGAAAATCTGTATGCAGACCACTCAAAAAAATATCAGATAAAACACCTAATATTGCGTCATCTTACTCTAAAGAACAGATTAAAAAAGCAGTTAAAAAAAAAAATAAAGGAGAAATAATTAAATGGCAAAAATTGTAATATATATATAGATTTAATTTTAAATTGTGATTTATTATTTTATAAAAATAATAAAATATATAGAGTTATTTTTTTTTATTATATTTTTTTTATTATTAGTTTTAAAATAAAATTATTTAAAAAATAAAATCTAATATAATAATATATAGGATGATAAGTTATGGAAAAAATGTAAGTGTAAAAATTACTGGATATTGTAAAATATTTTACAACGAGAAAGGAAAGAAAACAGTAGATAAAAGCACTTTCTATTGGAAAACAAACCCTATAACGAAGAAGACAAATGATTTAAACGGTTGTTATATGGTTCCTGATAGGGATTATATAATAGTAGATATTGATGATATTTATATGGAAGATGGAAAAATGAAATCAAAAAATAATCAGTATATAATAGATAATTATTTTGAAAAATGCGGGTTTATTGTAAAATCTGCTGGAAAAGGCTACCATTTATATTATAAGTGGTCAGAAAAAACAGTAAATAAATTATCTCCTACTGGAAAAAAGATATCATTAAAAGATAAAAATATTGATTTATATTTAGGATTAAGAGAGGGATTGGTATTTTGCCCGCCTACCGAAATAAAAGATGGAGAAATAGTAAGAAAATATGAAGTATATAGAGATGTAGAATTAAAAGAAATGGATAAAGGATTAATAAAATATCTAGTAGATAATTTAAACGAAAGCGAAAAAATAAGAAATAAAGAGACACAAAAATTACAACTACAAATAGCAACAATGACTGATAAAATAAAAGAAGATACAAAAATAATAAAAGATTTTGATAAAATTAAAGATGAAATAAGAGGAAATAAAGAAGAGATAGAAATAATATTAGAAAATTTAGATATAGAAAGATGTGATAATTATAATGAATGGATAAAAATAATGATAATTTTAAAAAATGAAGGTTTTGAATATGATGTATTTGAGAAATTCAGTAAAAGGAGTGCCAAATTTGATTCTAATGTAATAGATATATGGAATAGTTATAATAACAATAGAAACCATAAATTAACAAAAGCGAGTCTATGGTATATGTTAAAAATAGATAATAAATCTGTATTTGATGAATTATTAAGAGCAAAAAATAAAGCTAAAATAGATGGATATAATACAGAAGATTATAAAGAAGTAGGAAGCTTTAATTATGAAAAATTTTTAAATATATTTGAAAATGATTATAAATTTTTTGGAGATAAAATGTCAGAAATAGAAATATTTAAAATTACCAATAGCGTAAAATATTTTTCAGTATATTTTAAAAAAATAACTGATGAATATTTTGTATTTTCATATAATGGAAAGCAAATAAAAAAAGAAAAGAGTTATAGTGTTAGACATTTGAAAGATAGTGTATTAACAGAAGCCAAAATTGTAAAAAATAAAACTGAATATAAATTTACTACATTATATGATAGTTATAATGTAAAGAAAGTATATGATAAAATTGAATTAGTTTTTGATTTAAATAGAGAAATTGAAGGTGTATTTAATATGTTTAGAGGTTTTAAATATGATACTGATAATAATGATGTAAATATTGATAAAATACAATTCTTTTTAGATTTTGTGAAACATTTAATAAATAATGACGAACAAACAGAACATTTTTTAAATTGGTTTAGTTATATAATCCAGAATCCACATATAAAACAATCTACTGCTTATGTTTTATATAGTGAAGTTCATGGAGTAGGTAAAAATACACTAACTGATATTTTAATTAATCTATTATCGGGTTATGCTTATAATGTTGAACCAGATAGATTATTTGATAAATTTAATGCTAATTCTGAAGGTAAAATTTTAAGAGTTGTCAATGAAGCAAAACTTTTTGATGCTAAAAATTCAACAATGAAAGATCAATTAAAAGATTTAATAACTCGTATAGACCAAACATTAGAACAAAAAGGAAAAGATGCTAGAACAATTGAAGATTATTGTAGAACAATTATGACAACAAACCATAAAAACGGTGTGCCTATAGAGTATAATAATAGGAGATTTTCAATAATAGAATGCACAACAAAGAAACTTAATAAAGAATATTTTGAAAAATTAAAAAATACTAAAAATGATGACGAATTTAATGTAAATTTATTTAATTTCTTTAAAACTCGTGATTTAAGTAATTTTAATGTAAATGAAGTATTTGAGAATAAAATATTAAAAGAAGCAAAGAAGAAACTATTAAAAGAAGAAATTAGAATTTTTGGTGCTATATTTGAAGATAAAATAAAAGGTAATATATATACAGCAAAAGAAATTATGGAAATTATTGAATGTCATTTAGGTAGAAAATCTAAAATGCTATTAGATGATTTATGTGCTTCTCTAAAAAATTATGGTGTTTGTTTAAGTTATTTAAATGTTGATAATGTTATTGATAATAAATATGTGAAAACTGATGATAAAACTTCAAAAACTAGAAGATATTATTATATTTTTGATAGTGAAATAAAAGCAGGAAAAAAGAATGTAGAAGCGGTAATGAATAATATAAGAATGGCTGATGTAGATTATAATAAATATGTAGATACAGATGATGAAGAGGAAATAGAAAAGAAAGTAGAAAAGAAGGTAGATAAGAAAGTAGAAAAAAAGAAAGAAAATAAAGGCGAAAAAATGGAAATAGTTATAAAGGTTGAAGAAAAGAAAGTAGAAAGAAAGAAAGCAACAAAAGAAAGCAAAATATCGTATAATTCAGATAGTGATGGCTAAAAATAATTATTAATATAATATTATTTTAATAATTAAAAATAAATTTTATCATATTTTTTTTTTATTTTTTTTGTTGTCTCTTTTATATTATCCAGTTTATATTCTTCCAAATATGGAGAGTTATTATATAATTTATTAACATCAAATAGCATTTTATCTGTCATACAAAATATTCTACCATCTTTGTATAATGTAGCCCAATATGCCCCGCTTTTTCTAATATAATTTATCTGATATTGATTAATACCTACATAATTTTCTAATAAATATTTTGATGCCATAGGACTAACGAATTGCGGAAAGTATGTGATACTATGTGCCTCGTCTAACATAATAGTGCTATCTTTACCATTAACTAATTTATGCATAGTAATTGCTAATGATATATTATGATGTCTTCCATATTGTAAAACTTTGTTTAAAAACTTAAATAATGCTTCTTTTAATATTTTATCGTTCATAGCATCAATATCATCAAATACACAAAAACTATTAGATATTTCTTCTAATCCAATAGGATCATTTATAAAATTTTCTTCATTAATAATAACTCTCTTAACATCTGCACCTTTGACTTTTAATTCAGATGATGGATTATCAGTAAATAAAAGAATACTATTTTTAGGATAGTATGAATGATATTCAATAGCTAAATTATTAGCATATGTGCTTTTACCTATACCACTCTTACCTAATATTAGACTAATAAACCTCTGATTTTTTCCATTTGTCATTCTACCTATTGGTATTTGTTGTATTGTCTCATTATCTTTTAATTTTATAACATTGTAGGTTTTAATGTCTTTTGTATTGTTATAAGGTGTTTCATATATCATTTTTAAATCTTTTCCCTCGCTATCCCTAATTACCCCTATAATATTTCCAGTTTTAGATAAATTAAAAACATTTCGGCGTGATTCGTCCATATATTTATTATATATAATTATAGATTAGATTTTTTTTATATTTTTATTTTTAATTTATTAATTATTTTTTTTGTATTTGATTGTAATTTTTTATCTATGTAAATTATGATGTTTTTTAGTTTTTTAATATCTTTATTTGTCTCTATATTATCTAATTTTTTAAATATATTTTCTTTAATGTTATATTGAAAAACTTTATCTAATAATTGTTTATAAATTTGAACATGTGATTTTATATTTTCATTTTTTAATTTATGTTTCTCTGATAATTCCAAAATCATATTTAATTTATTTTTTATTAAATATAATTTACCTAAATCACTATTAAAAATTTCATTTAATTTTTCTATCATCTTATAATCTTTATTAAATCTACTTATTGAATATAATTTCTTAAGAGCTTTATAATAATTGCCATTTTTTATTTCTTCTTTTATACCTTCATTTAATGCTATTTCGGGTGCATCTCTAAAGTTTTTTGGTGTTATTTTTCGTAATTCAAATATATTTGTAAATTCTTCATATTCTCCATCAATAAATGCTATTAAATCAATTTTTGTTAGTGTCTTATCATCCAAACAATCAATTAATTTTATTTTTGTTTCTTTATGAATACCATCAATTATTTCATCTGGCGTCCATCTCAATTTTTCACCATCTTTTGATAATCCACATTTAAAATCCATAAAATATACATTATCCATTTTTTTTATTTCTCTAAACATATTTTTAAATAATCTCACCGCATCATTTTTTGCTTCTTCTATTGTCTTATTTGTTTTAACTACTTCATATAAATCAAAATCATATGGATAATCCATTGATTTATATAAATTTGAACCTTCTATAATATATCCATCATCATTAAAACTTATTAATTCAAAAATATCTTTAATATGTTCTTTATAATGTTTTCTTTTTCGGTAGTAATTAGACATAATATATATTATATAATATATATTATTATTTAGTAAATATTATTAAAAATTTGCTTTTATTTCATATAATTCTGTTAATATTTTATCTTTAGTTTTCTTTAGTGTCTCTATTTCCTTATGCATTGCTTCTATCTCTTTTTTGTATTCATTCATATTATTAATTAATATATTTACTCTATCAGATACATCATTAATTTTTAGTGAAGAATTGGTATTATCTCCATTTCCATATTTCATTAAACTTCTTTTAAAAATCTCTTCTTCGCTTAATATTATAACAATATTATTTATATTGTATTCTTTTATTTTTTCTAATACATTATTTATAACATCTGATTTAAATAATATTTTTGAATTATTAACTCTTACAATATGCCATTTATTAATTACTTTTACAGTATATACCCAATCTTCAATGAAATCATCAATAATTTCAATCTCATCACTGTCATTAATCCTTATATTAATATTTCTTTCCATTATATTATTATATAATATAATATTTATTAAAAAATATTTTTTATTCAATTAACTTCGTCCAATGTATTCAATTATTACCTCCCATCCATTAGATGATTGAGGTGATGTTTCCACTCCTGTTGTTATTGTTTGAGGAAGAAATGTGCTATCATCAACAATTGTAATATAATCTTCACTCGTAAGAAATTTAAAATAACGAGTAAATGAAATACTTCTATTATTATTATCATTATTAGGTATCCACATTTTAGGGAATCCATATCTCGCTACATTGTTAGGCGAACCATTCCAATATATTGTATTAACATTCCAACTGACGACTCCGTTAGGCATAGTCATATTAACTGTAATTTTAAATATACTATCTATAAATCTCGGTCTCCAACACCATATATTTCTCCCACTACCAAAAGCATTAGGAACAGAATCTAAATAGCAATATTGTGATGTAAAATTAGTTCCAATAACTTCTGCATACCATCCAGTATTAGGTGTGCTCGCTCCATCAACATCAACAGAAATTGGTGATCCAGTATTAGGTGTGGTCCAAAATATAGGTGATGTGTTATATGTATATGATTGGTTCCAACTGCTAAACCATCTACCAACCGGCGCCTGTTGTATTTTTTCAACAAATTCTTTATTTACAGCTAATGCTTTATTAGTTGTATTATCAATAATGGATGTTGGCGTTGATAGATTAATTATAGGTTGGCTATTGGCATTTCCCGATGTTCCAGATGATAAAGTAAAAGCGGTAGCGGTTCCCCCGCTATTTGCTAATACATAAGCCCTCGTTGCAGCATCCTGTGGATTAACCGGATCGGCTAATGCTTCAATTCTACCACTATTACAATTCATAACAACTCCTCCTGAAGCATTAGCACCATTTAATAATATATGAGGTATAGATGTTCCGTGAGGTGTAGCATTTCTCGTGATTTCTAAAACTCCATTAGGTATTCCAGCATATATATCCTGATTACCTAATCGCATCCTTCGTGTAGCACCATCTGCATAAATATTTAATGTTGTTTCAGCGGTTGATCCAGATGTGAATCCAAATCTAAAATTAGTGCCTGCAGTAGCATTATTTCCCTGAAGAAGAATGCCATTATTGCTTCCTGATGCTACAGTCATTCTAATTCTAGGCGTTGTTCCTACTCCCGCCGTCCCCCTAGACGGTTCTAATAATATATCGCTTCTTCCTGTTACTTCCGCCCCCGTTGTATTTAAAAATATTCGGGATGTTCCTAAACTACTATCGCTAACGGTTAAAGCGTTGGTAGTTGTTGTTTGTGCTATTTGTGTTGTTGTTGTTCCAGTTCCCGCATTGCTTTCAAATTTATTAGTTAATCCAGAAGTAGAAACACCAATACCTACATTACCATCCGCATCAACTCTAAATAATGATGTATCACCCGCCTCGTCCTGAATACGCAAACAGTCAGCAATTCCCTGATTCAATATAGATAATGCTATACCAGTTGATGCCCCAACAGTATCAACATTTCTAATAAATACATTATTACCATTTCCCGTTCCTGATTTTACAAATTCAACATTATTAGAAGAACCAGAATTAGCTGTATTGTTGGCAGATATATTTACACCTGTTCCACTTTGTGATGAATTTATCATAACACCAGCAGTGTTATTAATTAAATTTATTAAGTTTCCAGACGCACCACCACTGTTTCTAGTAATTCTTACAACATCATCACTTCCTGAATTTGAATAAGTTAAGTTAGCTAATATTCCTCCTGTTCCGCCTGATTTTGTATATGTTAGACCATCAATTGCCCCTGTATTTGTATGATTATATGTTATACCTGTTCCAGTTGATGATAATGAAGCTAAAAGTCCAGTCCCTGAATTTGTAATTGATACACAATTTCCTGCTCCCGATGTCTTATTAATTACTAATGAAGAACTACCAGCACCTGAAATATTTAAAGCTCCACCTGTTCCACTATTTACAATAGCTACAGCATCTCCTGTCCCTGAATTTTTTGTGATATCTAAAGTATTAGAATTTCCTCCAGCAGTTATATCTACTAATCCTAATAATGAAGATGTTCCGTTAATTTCAATATCTCCATTAGTTCCTCCAGCTCCAGCATTAAAAGTAGTAGTTATTGCTTTACCTGATCCATTATTTGTAATGTGTAAAGCATTTCCTGTTCCGCTTTTTATTAAGTCAATACCTTTTCCATTTCCTGCTTTTGATAATTCAACCATAGTAAGTCCTCCAGTTGTTGTATCACCTACATATATCTGACTTTGTTGCACTACACCGCTTCTTATAGATGTGAAATGTCTTTCACCAGCACTACTAGATATTTCAAAAAGCGGTTGATTGGCGTCATTATTACCATTAATTCTTATTCCTTTAGTTGCTCCAGATGGTGAAACAGTAATAACATTTCCTGATGTATTTGTAAAAGTTGCGGGGCTATTTGTGAAATCAACACCGTGAATATCAGTAAATATTAATTTTCCAGTTGATGTAGGGGCACTCAATTGAAGATCATTACCCGAGGGATTAGTAAATTGACCGATTACATTAGAAGAAGCAACGAGAGAGAATGGCAAAGATCCTGTAGATGCACCCCCGCCACCTGCTACGACATCCACATAATTTTTAGTAGCTAAATCAGTATTTAGAACGGGTTCTACGCTGTTTTTAATTTTAAATGTATTTTGTAAATCTAAATCTGCAGTTGCCGGATTTGATAATTTACTTTTTGCCAAATTATTTATCAATGTTCCTGTATTGAATGACATTTATAATATTATATAATTACTTTTGATTTTATTTTTATTATTTATTTTAATTTATGGATATCAATAAATTAAAATTCTATTCTGTTTTATTAACCTGAAAGCTTACTATGTCGTCATAACTAAAACCACTATTTTTCTTTTTGTATTCTTTCATATTTTTTATATAATTTTTTAAATCTAAATCACCATCTCTATTTTGGATTATCCTATATATTATATGTCTTCCACATGTATTTATATCGCTCCCTACATCCTGAAATTTATATTTACTATAAATTACTTTTTTTTCTGTATTATCAAATAGATTACTCATATATTTATAATTATTAGGTGAATTCTCTAATATATCAATATAATAATCAACATCATTTCCGTAGCTGTCAAAATATTCTATTATATCATTATATCTTAATAAACAGACCCAATGACCACTATTCGGCTTCTCTTCCACTAATATTATTTTATAACTCTTATTATGAGGCAATACTTCTTCTATACTATTATATTTTGATAAATCATTGTATTTTATTATATCAATATCGGGTAAATATTCTTTTATCATTCCATCACTCAATGGTTCCTCTCCTATTTCTTCTGTCAAATCTTTTAGTGCTTTCTTTAATAATTTCTTAATATTCATATATATTTATTATATAAAATAATATTTAAAAAAAAATATATACATTAATTTTATATGGATAGCGAACAAAAAGAAAAAATAAACAATTACAATATAATGATAAAAGGAATAAAACCTTTTCCTTTAGGTAAAGTTAAAAAATGTAGATTAAAAAACATATTATTTTATTTATTATATTATGGTATTAAAAAAAATTTAGGGCTTCCAAAAAATATAATATTTATAGAAGGGACACCTTATTATGCTAATAATGAATGCGACCATTTCAGACGGAACACATGGAGCGTTAGATATGGAATACCAAAAAGTGCTATGAATCAATTTAAATTAATTGAAGAAGACGAGATAAGAGCATTATTATATTATTATAATGTTAAAGTAAATATTTTAATGCCTTTTGAATTTAGAGATTTAAAAATGACTGAAGATGGTGAATTATTTTTATTTGAAAATTAGTAGAATGAAGATATTTAAAAAATAATGGATTAAAAACCAGCATAAAGCGGGTTTTTAGATTATTTTAAGATAATTAATAGATAATTACAATATAAATCTATTAAAAATAAATTTATTTTTAATAGATTTATATTGGTTTATTACTGTAAATATCTAATAATTATCTTATTTTAATCTTCGCCCCCTTATACTGTCTTTTTATATAATTTTTATTT